GTGACATTATTCCAACAGGCACGGCAACACTTTCAGGCTATTCCGCAGCTGAAATCTATGCCAACAGTGCGCCAATTGAATCAGCCGTGCTTGCAGTCAGCGTTGAAGTTTTCCAATCACGCGTTGCAGCGGGCGGTCAGATCGAGGGCGTCGATTTTCAAAGTACGCCGTATCGCATGGGTAGAAGTTTGACAAATAGGGTGTCTACATTACTTATGCCGTTTTTAGACGTTGAAACGGTCGTGCAATAGTGCCAGCCAACGCCGTTTCCGATACACGCGCAGCCTTAGCCAACGCGTTTAGCGCACTTGCTGCAAACATTTATCCAAGTGTCCCAGAAGCACCAATTCCGCCAGCAATCGTGGTCGTTCCCGATTCGCCATACATGGAAGTTGTTTTGCTGGGTAAGTCACAAACAAAAGTCAAAATCAATTTTGCAATTACCGCAATTGTTGCTTCAAATAGCAACGCAGGTTCATTAGATAACCTAGAAAAACTAATCATAGGAATTCTTGCGGCAATGCCCGCAGGATACGTTGTCGGCGTCGTTGAGAAGCCGACGGTGCTTGAAGTAGGTCAATCACCAATGCTCGTCGCAGACATTAACGTTTCAACGTATTACACACAAACGACATAAGGAGTAAAAATGCCAACAACAGTAATAACTGGGCGCGACGTCACCTTTACTATTGGTGGCAATAATTACGACGCCCAAGCAACAAGCGCGGTTTTATCCAATAGCCCAACTATTGAAACCTATCAAACTTTAGACGGCAAAATTTATCGACACATTGATGACCAGTTCTCATTTGACGTCGAAATGCTTGCAGACTGGGGCGCGACTGGTTCATTGTGCGAAGGTCTATGGAACGCAACCGAATCAGCACCAAACACAGGAATTTCAACAGTGTTGACGGCTGCAAGCGGTGCGACATTTACATTCCAGATTTTGCCAGCGTTTCCAAGCGCGGGCGGTACTGCACCAGACGCGCAGACCGTGTCACTATCGTTCACCGTTATCGGCACACCAGCCGAAGCGTTCTAACACAAACAATCGGGAGACAAAATGAAACTACCAATTACGATCGAATTCACCAACGGTGATCAAGCAACATACGTTGCCGCACCACCAGAGTGGGTTAAGTGGGAAAAGCACACAGGCAACACCATTGCACAGGCGCAGGAACGAATTGGAATTTCCGATCTTGTTTTCCTTGCTTACTATGCAATGAAGCGCGAAGCAGCTGGTAAGCCGATCAAAACACTTGAAGTGTGGACGGAAACCATTGCGGACGTGGTTGTCGGTGAAGCAAACCCAAAAGCCACCCCGTCGGAAGCCTAAGCCGAATAGTTTGGGAAGTAGCCCTAGCAACAGGGCTACACCCAAACGATTTCGAAAGTGCAGAGGACATTCTGACAGTTATTGAAATCATGGAAAGGCGCAACAATGGCAAGTGAAGCAATCACTTATGACAAAGCCGAATTGCGTTCCATTACGCGGGCGTTCAAAGCAATGGACGACGAAGCAATTTCACAGGCAAAAGAAACGTCAAGTGCGCTTGCCGATTTTGTGCGTTCCAAGATCGTGACCGCAGCCAATAGCGTTACACGCAATCGTTTGGACAACAAAGTCGCTGAAGGTTCTAAGGTTTCAAAATCATCAAAAATTGGTGAAATAAGTTTTGGTTTTGCTGGTCAAAAATTAAGCGGTGGCGGTACGACGCAACAATTGTGGGGCGGTTCAGAATTCGGTTCAAATCGCTATAAGCAATTTCCAGTTTGGTCAGGGCGTGAGGGACGCGGGTCGCGCGGTTGGTTTATCTACCCAACGCTAAGATCAGCCCAGCCTGAAATCATTGCAAAATGGGAACAGGCATTTTCGACGATAGTTAAGAGGTATGACTAATGGCAGGTTCAAGAACCCTTAAACTATCGATTCTTGCTGAAACAAAAGACCTTGTTGCTGGGTTAAATACGGCAAGCAAGGAAACAGAATCGTTTGGCGATAAGGCAAGCGCGTTTGGCAAAAAAGCCGCAATTGCGTTTGCTGCTGCTGGTGCAGCCGCCCTTGCGTTTGCAGCTGACGCGGTAAAGGCAGCAGCGCAAGACGCATTGGCGCAGGAAAAGTTAGCCGAAACAATCAGGGCAACAACCAACGCAACCAGTGCGCAAATTGCCAGTGTTGAGCAATACATAACAAAAACGTCAATTGCCGTGGGCATAACCGACGACGAATTGCGTCCAGCATTCAGCCGTTTAGTTCGAAGCACAAAAGACACTGAGGAAGCCCAGCGTTTATTGAATCTTGCGCTTGACCTTAGTGTTGCCGCTGGCAAGCCCGTGGAAACCGTTGCGAACGCGTTGGGGCGTGCATACGACGGAAACACTGCCGCGCTTGGAAAACTAGGTTTAGGACTTGACGCCAACCTTTTGAAATCCAAAGACAATGAAGCGATCATCACTTCACTTGAAGCAACTTATGGACGTTTTGCCGAAGGCGCAGCGGAAACCGCAGCGGTCAAGTTTGAACGAATTCGAATTGCTACCGACGAAGCAAAAGAATCTATTGGCGCAGCCCTTTTGCCAGTGGTCGAACAGTTAGCAGATTTTATTTTAGAAACCGTTGTTCCTAATCTTGAATCTTTTATCAATGGACTTACAGGCGAAGGCAGTTTGACTGAAGCAACGGAAAACGCAACCGACGGCGCATTTAAATTTGGTGAGCAAGTCAGAAAAGTATTCAACACAATTGTTGACTTAAAGGACGAATTGAAAATTGTTGCAGGAATCATTGCGACAGTTTTTGTCGCTTCAAGAATTGCCGCTGGTGTCCAAGCGACAATCACATTGATTAGGTCATTGACTGCCGCTTACGTTGCACTTCGAAACACTGCTTTAGCAGCAGCAATTGCAACACGATTCGCCGCCAATCCATTGTTGGGACTTGCAAGCGCGGCAGCAATCGCAGGTGCAATCTATGCGGCAAGTCGAATTTTTGAAAGTTCAGACGCACAGCAAAATGCAACCTCAACTGGCGCAATTCCATTTTCAAGCGGATTTGGCGCGCCAAGTTCGAATACAACAAATAGCACCCCCGATCTTACAACACCAAGAATAGAAATCCCGACAACAAATGGCATAACAACCGCGGCAAGATCGGCAGCAACAGTGGCAGCTGCGACTAATAACGTGGTAACCAATCCATTCAATGCTGGTTCATTCCGTGCGGCTGAAGCCGCTTCAATGGGCGGGACAACAATCAATTTGACCGTAACTGGTGCGTTTGACCGTGAAGGTACTGCCCGCACGATCGTGGACACTTTAAACAATTCCTACTATCGCGGAACAGGTGGCGGGTCTAACATTCAGGGTGTCGCATGACGCAGTGGAATCCAAGTTGGAAGGTTGAAATAGACGGCGTCGAATACACCGACGCGGTTTTGGCAAATCTGACTATTCGCAGCGGGCGCACCAACATTTATGAGCAAGCGCAAGCAGGTTACGTTAATCTTCAATTGATCGACATTGCACAAACGGCAATTCCCGTTTCAATCAATTCAACAATTGGCGTTCAAATCAAGGACACATCAAACAACTTTATTCCGATTTTTGGCGGCAACGTCGTTGACATTGGCTTGGAAGTTCGCGACGTTGGTTCGACGACATTTACGCAGACTTACAACATCACCGCATTGGGTGCATTGGCACGTTTGCCAAAAGCGTTGACCAACGGGGTGTTGTCAAAAGATTTTGACGGCGATCAGATTTATGACATTTTATTTCCGTTGTTGTTTGGTGACTGGCAATCAGTTCCAGGGTCGTTGACTTGGGCAACTTACAATCCAACAACGACTTGGGCTAACGCAGAAAACACTGGTCTTGGAGAAATTGACCGCCCAGGAAATTATGAATTGGCCGCGCGGTCATCAAGTCGAACCGACGTTTATTCATTGGTTGCAGCACTTGCCACTTCAGGGCTTGGGTACATTTACGAGGACGCGCAAGGGCGCATTGGTTATGCCGATTCAACCCACCGAAGCACTTATCTTGCAACAAACGGTTATGTCGATCTTGACGCCAACCATGCCCGCGCCGCTGGACTTCGAATTGAAACCCGCGTGGGCGACGTTCGAAATTCGGTAACGATCAAATACGACGCCACCAGCAGCAGCGAACAATCAGCGTCAGATTCGGCGTCAATTTCACTTTATGGGGAACTTGCCCAGATCATCACGACGACCTTGCACAATGCAGCTGACGCGACCGCCCAAGCCAATTTCTATCTAACCTTGCGTGCCAACCCGCAGCCAATCTTTAGCGAAATTACTTTTGACTTGACCAACCCTGAATTGGACGACGCAGACCGTGACAACCTTTTGGGCATTTTCATGGGCGAGGCAATTGCCCTGACTAACTTGCCTAGCAACATGACTTCGGGCAGATTTCAAGGCTTCGTCGAGGGCTGGTCATTTCAGGCGTCCTACAATCAACTTTCAGTGACCTTGTTGTTGTCCCCACTTGCTTACTCATTACAGGCAATGGCATGGGACGACGTACCGATAACCGAATCTTGGAATAGCGTGTCGCCGACACTTGACTGGGAAAATGCGACAATAGTCGCCTAA